CAAGTTGATGTATTCGTACTTGTTAAACCAGGAGGCTTATACGTGTATGCGAGCTCTACAGTTAATGCAGCGTTCGGGGTTGGCGCAAGATAGTGTGTGTCTTGGTCCCACATCGCATAAAATTTAGGCGTTGCGGCTCCAGTAGCAGTGCTATCGGGTGCGTATTCATTCATAAACGAAATATCTTTTTGTATCAAGTAAGTTCTGTTATTTGAACCATCTATTAACTGCACATATCTCGTTGCTTCCCAATCAGAAGGAAGTGGTAAAAAAGCGTTATTAACTGTTAGTGTTGCTGTATCATATTTTCTATAATAATTTAAATCTACTGTTCTTCTTACCTTATCTTCAATTGATTCAATAAAAGGTTGAATAACAGCATCTGAAAGTACAGTAGAGGTTGTTTCTGTATAATTTCTTACGTTATCTGTTAAATCGGAATAATCGGTCATGACGTGCTCACTGTAACATTACCTACGGCAGATATCAACCTTGTAGGTTTTTTTGGTTGTTGTAAACTCAAAGGCATCATGCTCTTTTGAGTAGAGGCATAGGATACTCCATTTGCGTAAAAATTAGTAACTGGCATATCTAAAGTTTCAAATTGATTTACTTGTAATCCAAAACCTGCACCATCATAAGCAGCATCCCCACTAGCTGGTTTTACAACAGTTCTACCTGCATTTATAGGACCTAATGCACCTCCAACAAAGACTCTGGAATTGGCTACTTGTGGTCTTGCATATTCCAAAGACTGTGGATCAGTAACCATTGGTAAAGGTTCGAGCTGTGGTTGTTTTGGTTCAAACTCACTGTAGTGAACCCATGAACCATTCCATTCTTGAACCATTTCATTGTAAGGAAATGCCATACCAGATCTATCTGATATGCGTTTAGCAAATTTACCAGATGCGTACTTTCCCATTAAGCACTCGGTAAATAAACTTTAGGTGTTAAAAATAAACTTGTTCTTTCACCATCTTGAGCTGCTGCTCGTTGAAATTCATCTTCATAAATTTGTTTTAATAATTGAATTCTATCTGGCGCTTTTTTCATAGCTATGTAATAAGCTAATCCAGCAGTTAAACATGGAAGAAATCGAAAAGGAATCTCATTATTATTTGTGTAAGCGCCCGAATCCTTCATCCGAAGAAGAGCGTAATATTTTAGAGTGTACGTTGTATCAGCTGCAGGATATAGATATAGTTTTGGGTTTATCGTACGTTCAAAGTAGTATTGAGATGGTCGTCCGCTGGTCGTTTTAACAGTATAGTTAAAATACGTTGATCTACTAATTGATGTTGCAGAATAATCATTACTACTACTGTCTGTAATAACAACATCTGTAATATCAATTATTTGTTGAGCAGCATCGGCCCCCGAACCAAATAAGTTTGCACCACTTAAATCTGTTGTACCTTGAGCTAACGCTTTTTCTTGTAACTGTATAGTCCAAAGATTTAATCCTCTGTTAGCCCATTCAGCTAACATAAGATTAAGAGAACGTCGTGCGGTTTTTAAGTCGTATCCACTACGTACTTGTAAACCGCAACGTTCAAATGCTTCTTCTGCCACATCATCAATAGAAAGGTCGAAGTTAGCTGTAGAAGAATAGGTTGGCATCTATTTTTTCTTCATCATACCGCCGCCACGTTTCTTGACAGCTTTCTTTTTAGGACCCATCATTCCGCCGCCCATCATTTTTTGCATCATTCCGCCGCCACGTTTCTTAACAGCTTTCTTTTTGCCTTTTTTAACAGCGCCACCGCGTTTCATTGCTTGTTTCTTTTTAAACATCTTGACCTCCGAATATTCGTTTATAAGTTTTTTGTCTAGATACCACAACGTCTTGATAGTACCCTCTAGGCCACAATTTATAGTACCCAGATTTGTGTAGTTTATCAGAAGCTTCTTGTAATTGCGAGAACTTTTGTATGAGCATCATTGAATATTCTAGGTCACTATCTACAACAGGGGTGTCCCCATTTGGAGTAACCAAAAACTCTTGCTCCTCTTCATTGGCTGGATTGAGGGGATGAAAACCCATAAAAAATATATCTTTTTTATTATACCAACCATTATAGTCATCAATAATATCTTGAAACTGATCTAATGAATAGTTAAAATAAGGATCACAGAATATCAATATTTCATGAACTTTAAAATCAAGTTGTTTTAAATGACCATTTAATTCTGCTTTGTATTGTTTAAATTTTCTTTTTGTTTCAATAACAACTTTGTGATCGTTCCATGTTTTTTTAGCAAAAGGACATGCTGGAAAACCACCTAAATGTTTATTAGGTATTTCTAAAAATTCCTCTGACCACTTACGTACGTCTTGTATTATTTCTTCTTTAGAATACACCTTTAAAATCAAAGCCTCTAACGGCTGCTCCTGCTCTTCTTTCTTTTGAGATAAGACCTCCTCTAGCTGCAAATGTTTTTACATTTGTAGGCTTAC